AATACTGAAAATATCAGAATTGCACAAGGTAAATACAAAATGCCTGAAAATTTTAGTGAAGGTTTTAAACAAATAAAACAAACAGTACAATGGCACAAAAAATAGCAATAGAATTAGAATTTGATTCAACTGGAGCGGTAAAGAATATTGATCAGGTTAATAAAGGAATCCAAGAAGTTAACAAAGCTTCTAAAGACACACCTAAAGAATTAAACCTAATACAAAAAGGATTAAAAAAAGTTGGATCAACTGGAAAAGCTGTTGCTAAAGGTGGTTTAAAAGCTGTAGGTGGTGCAATCAAAGGTATAGGAAAAGCATATGCCGCTGCTGGTATAGGTTTAATTGTTGCTGGATTTGGTTTTTTATTTAATGCTTTAAAAGAAAACCAAACTGTTGTTGATGCGTTCAATGTAGTAATGGAAACATTAAGTATAGTTGGTGCACAAGTAGCTGATGTTATTGTTTCTGTTTATAAAAGTGTTTCAAGTGCAACAGAAAACTTTGACGCTCTAGGAAAGGTTGTAAAGGGTTTATTAACTCTTGCTATCACACCATTAAAATTAGGATTTCAAGCTATTAAAGGCGCACTTATAGGTGCTCAACTTGCTTGGGAACAATCTTGGTTAGGTGGTAATGATCCACAAAGAATTGAAGAACTAAAAGCTGAATTAAATGAAGTTAAAGAAAGTGTAATTGAAATTGGAACAGATGCAGTTGATGCAGGAAAGTCAATTGTTAATAATTTTAGTGAAGCCATTGCAGAAGCTGGTTCTATTGCAACACAAGTTGTTGATGGAGTTAAAAAAATAAGTGTAGAAGCAGCACTTGAAACTGCTAAAACAAATATAGCACTTCAAAAAACAGCAGAGATGGCAAGGGTAGCTAATCAAGGTTTAATTGAAGATTATGACAGACAAGCAGAAAAGCAAAGACAGTTAAGAGATAACGAATTTAATACTATTGAAGAAAGAGTTGCAGCCAATGAAAAATTGAAAGCTACTTTAGATGAGCAAAAACTATTAATGCTTGAAAATGTTGCAGCAATACAAGCATCAGCACAAGCTCAATACAATAAAAATGCAAGTGATGAAAACGCAATAGCATTACAAGAAGCTAAAAATGAAGTCAAAGCAGTAGAAGCACAGATTGAAGGGTTTATGTCTGAACAAGATTCTAACAGAAATGCTTTATTAAAAGAAAAATTAGAATTAGATCAAACAGATAAAGATGCAGTAGCAGAAAGGAATCAAACAGAAAGAGATTTTAGAGCTGAAATGATGGAAAGTGATGTTTTAAGATTAGAACAAGAGCTTGCTAATGCTATTATTGAAGAAGAAATTGAAACTAAGAGATTAGAAAATAAAAGAAATTTATATAAAGAAGGAACACAAGCATATGCAGATGCTAATAATGAACTTTTAACTTTTCAAGAAGAAAATGCAAATAAACAAGAAAAGATTGAAAAAGATTTAGCACAATCTAAAACAGAAATAATGACTAATGCACTTGGAAACCTTGCATCTATTGTAGGTAAGAGTTCTAAGTTTGGAAAAGCTATTGCCATTGTACAAGCGGTTAGAGATACTTTTGCTGGAGCTAACAAAGCTTTATCAGCATCACCACCACCTTTTAATTTTATTGCAGCAGCAGCAGTTACAGCAGCAGGTATTGCGAATGTTAAAAGTATATTATCAACTAAAGATCCACAACCACCAGCAGGTTTAGGAGCTTCAGGAGGTGGTTCAGTTCCAACACCAGCAATTCCTACACCACCATCATTTAATGTAGTAGGTCAAGGGGAAACAAGTCAACTTGCGGATGCAATAGGTGGACAAACACAAACACCAGTAAAAGCTTATGTAGTTTCAAACGATGTAACTACTGCACAAGGATTAGAAAGGAATATAGTTGAAGGAGCTACAATATAAATACAAAATTAACAATTTAATACGTTATATATCATATGAAGATAATTGAATTAGTTCTTGATGAAGAACAAGAAGGATCTGGAATTGAAGCAATATCTATTGTAGAATCCCCAGCTATTGAAGAAGATTTCATTGCATTAAAATCTGATGAAATAAAACTAGCTGAAATATCTAAAGACAAAAAATTATTAATGGGTGCTTTACTTGTGCCTAATAAACCGATATACAGGAAATCAGACAAAGAAGAATATTACATTTATTTTTCAAAAGATACTATTTTAAAAGCATCACAATTATATTTAAAAAACGGCAATCAAAACAATTCAACTTTAGAACACCAACATCAATTAAGTGGATTAACACTTGTTGAATCTTGGATCGTTGAAAGTGAAACTCAAGACAAAAGTCGTTTATATAATTTAAATGTTCCTGTAGGCACTTGGATGGGTACTGTAAAAGTAAACAACGATGAAGTATGGAATGAGTATGTTAAAACAAATAAAGTTAAGGGTTTCAGTATCGAAGGATACTTTGCTGATAAAATGGAGAATAAAAAAGAGCCAGTTGAAGAAAGCTTCGAGATTGAAGCTCAAGAATTACTTTCTAAGATTGAAAAGATTGTTAAAGGTGAAAAGGTAGAATTAGGTTTAATTGATGAGGTTAAAAAAGTTTCATCTAATATAGAATCAGAATGGAAAGATGCATTAGGTATTGCTGTTGATGGTGCAAAAGCATTAAGAGGCAAAGTTGATGCTGCGGCAAAACCATTAAATGAAAAAGTAATTGCTTTAAGAGATGGGATTAATAAAGCTGAAACAGCATTAAAAGAATTAGGAATTGGAAAAAATTCAGATATTGATAAAGCAAAAGTACAATTAAAAATAGCGACAGGACAAGTTAAATCATTGAGTACAATAGCAATAAAATTAAACGATATATATTAAAATGAAAACACCACAAGAGTTACAGTCAATTTTTAATAAGTTTCCAAAAGAAAAGATAGAACTAAAAGCTGAAAAGTTAGAATTAAATTTAGTAGAAGATTTACAAAAAGAATTTGGAAAATTGCAGACAAAAAGTTTAGATATGGATTTAATGGGGTTTGAAAAAAAATACGAAGAACGCATACCAAAATATAATTCATTAGAAATTCAATTTAAAGATGCGGCACAAAAAGCTGAAGAATTAGGGGTTGATAAAATGGCTGCTGATGCAAAAGAATTTGCAAAAGCTTGTCAAGACAGAGTTAAATTAATGAATAAAAAAGCAAGTTTAATTTCACAAGTAGTTAAATTATAATAAAATATATAAATGAAAACACCACAAGAGTTACAAAGAATCTTTGATAGATTACCAAAAGAAAAAGTGGAATTAGAAAAAGTTGAATTAGGAATTGCAGATGATTTAAAACAAAGAAATAAAGATTTATTACAAGCAGTAAAAAAAGCAGATTCTTCTTGGAAAAATTATCAAGATTATCTTGTAGGTGCAGATAAACCTTTTTCTAAAATGATAGATGCTTATAATGATTTAGATGGTTCTATACAACCTTCAGATGATATTGCAAAAAGATATTTAAAAGCAGGAAAAGAATTAGGAGTTGATTTAAAAAGCAGCAAAGAATATCAAAATATAGAATCAAATATTAAAACATCAAAAGATGTCTTAAACATAATAAATAGCTTTAAAGATCCTTCAACATTTCAAAAATAAAATTAATGTCAAGAAGAATTAAAAATGTTTTACAACCTGGTGATGTAGGTTACATCCCTGCTAGATCATCTCAAACTGGTGGACAAAGAGGGTGTTTATGTGCAGATGCTCCAATCTATTCAAGGGAGTGTTGCAATGGTTCTTTAATTGCTCAAGGCATAGGTGCAATAACAAGAATAACTTGAAAATACAAAATTTAAAATTAATAACGTTATATAAATAATTATGAAATCTACTGAAATGTTAAAACAAATCAAGACACTTTTAAATATAGAAGTAAAGCTTGAAGATAGTAAACTAGAAAACGGAACTTTAATTGAAGCTGAAAGCTTTGAAAAAGGAAAAGAAGTTTTTATTAAAACAGATGATCAAAAAGTAGCAATGCCAGTTGGCGAATATATACTTGAAGATGGTCGATTGTTAGTTGTAGAAGAAGAAGGAATCATTGGAGATGTTAGAGAAGTATCTGATGAAGTTCCTGCTAAAGAAGATGAAGAAATATCTGAAGATTTAGAAGAAAAAGAAGAAGAAAAAGAAATGGCTGAAGTAGGTGATTGGGAAGGTATGGAAAAAAGAATCCAAAACCTTGAAGATGCTATTGCTGATCTTAAAGCTGACAAAGAAGGTAAAATGGAAAAAGATGGTGAAGAAGAAATGGCAATAGAAAAACCATTAAAATCAAGAACTGTTAAAGAAGAATTTTCTGCACCAGCTACAACACCAATAAGACACAATCCAGAACAAAAATCAGCTCCATCTAATAAAGGATTTAATATTTCTGCAAACAGAGTACCTACAGTTTTAGACAGAGTTTTATCAAGATTAAATAATAACTAATAAATAAATAATAAAAAAATGAGCGCATACAAATATTTATCAAATGATGAAGTTCGCAACCAAGTTGCACAATCTTACTACACAGCGACAGGTGATATTTCTGAATCAGATTTAGGAAATGACCATAACGTTGCAGTAGATGCATTAACTATTGGTATTCCATTAATTACTTCAGGTAATTTAGGAAGCACAATATTTTTCAGAAACACAGGAGCAGATGCCGCTGTTAAATTAGTAATTTCTCCAAAAGATACTAATAAAATTATTGGAAGTATGACACAAGCTGCAGCAGTATTTTCAGCTTCAGGTGTATTAGACAAAGATTTAGAAAACACAAAAGCAACAGCTTTAAAAGGTGACTGGGTAGCACTTAGGGCAGTATCATTAACAGAATGGTATATCATAGGTGGACAAGGAATCTGGATATCAGAATCATAATTAATAATAAATAAAAAAAAATAAAAATGAGTAATTTAAGAAACGTACATCTTGCAACTGCAGTCAACGTTACAACGTCATATTCTGGAGAATTTTCTGGAATTTATATAGCGGCTGCGCTTCTTTCGGCGAGTACAATCAACGATGGTGGTTTAACTGTAAAAAGTAACATTGGATATAAAGAAGTAATTAAGAAATTAGCTACAAGTTCTTTAGTATCACCAGCCACTTGTGATTTTGATCCAACATCAACTATCACTTTAACTGAACAAATCCTACAGCCAAATGAGCTACAGGTTAACTTACAACTTTGTAAAAAAGATTTCGTTAACGATTGGGAATCTCAATCTATGGGATTTGGTTTAGGTCAATCTTTACCACCTAAATTTTCTGATTTCTTAATTGCTCACGTTGCTGCTGAAGTTGCACAATCTACAGAATTAAATATCTGGCAAGGTGATACTGCTGCAGTTTCAAATAATTCATTTGATGGATTTGAAAAAATCATAGCTGCATCGGCTGCTGCTGGAGATATTCCTGCTGCACAACAAATTGCTGCTGTTGGTGGTGGCGTTGATTCCGCAAATGTAATTACGGAATTACAAAAAGTAGTTTCTGGAATTCCAAATTC